TGAGGTGGCTGGGTTTCATGGGTTTTTTCCTTCAATAAGACGGGCAATGCACCCGCCGTAGTTTGTGTTCGGGCAGTCTACGTCCCACTGGCGGGCAACCCTGGCGCAGCGCTGGCGTTCGGCTGCTGCGCCGTTCTCGCGCTCTGCTTCCCTTGCCAGCTTGATTACCAACTTCGCCGCCGCCTCAAAACGTTTTTCAAGCGCAGCGGCGAACCGCTGGAAGTGCGCCTCGTCGCCCCAGTGCTGGCCTGCAGTGTCGTTTATCAGTGCAGCGATGTCGTCGTCGGTCATGTCAACCCCGCCATTCCAGCCCTGCCCGCGCCTTGGCATACGCTTCGCGTATTGCCCTGCTGAACCGCACCTGAGTAGTTTGCACAGCCTCCCATGCCCTGCGCTGTCTTGCGGCGTAGATGAACATCGGATACAGGCGGTCTTTGATCTTGCGGATGCGGCGTCTCATTTGTTCCTCGCCCTGATCTCCGCTGCGCACCGCTGCGCAATGCCTTCGATGCTGGCGTGTTGGTCGCAGATGTCTGCGCAGGCAGCGCGTTCCATCAACAGCCCCTCGGCAATCTGCGTTCCGAGGTGGTCCAGCAGGTCCTCTGTCGTGTCGCCGTGGCCGGTGGCGTAGCCCATGCTGCGCATCCAGTGGGCGACTTTCTCTCGTTGGGCTGCGGCAACGAGGGCGGCGAAACGATACCGCGTGAAGTCCTCACCCGCCTTGATGGCGTCGTGCTGCGCTTGGAACCACAATTTGTCAAGTTCGGCGTTGGTCATGTCTTCCTCCTAATCCACCGCCACAGCGGCAGCAGCGTCAATCCGGTGGCGAATCCGCGCAGAAAGGCGCGGAGTTTCATGCTTGCCCCTCTGCTTTGGCGATGGCGGCGTTGATTCGCGCTACAACAGGACATTCTTCGAAAAGCAAATGCCGATCTTTGTGGGCATGGTGCAAGTACTGGCAGTCAATGCTCGTTAGGCGCAAAGCCTCCAGCAGTTCGGCATTCACCGCATGCAGCCGGCGCAGTTCGTCTGCGGCTTCTTCTAGGTTGTGCGACGGGTCGTACTGATCGTCAAGAAAATCAGCCAGCCGCAGGGCTTCGGGTTGTGTGCTCATTCCGCCTCCTCCTTCCTCTGCCGAGCCTCATAGGCCAGCACATCGGCAAGCCGGTACATCACGCGCCCCTGCTGGGTGCGGCCAAGCCGGATGAACGCCGGCCCGCGCTGATTGGCGCGCCAGTGGCGCACGGTGCGCTTGGCCACGCGCCATCGCTCGGCGAGTTCCTGCTCGGTCAGCAGGGTGTCATTCGTCGTCATCGGTGCTCTCCTCGGCAAACCACCAGTCCTCGATGTCAGCGGCGATGTCGTGCGCCTTGCCGGCGGCCTCGCCGTGCTTCGGGTCGCCCAGCAGCGGGAACGACAGTTCGTAGATCGCCACCAGCAGGCGGTCAATGTGTTCGCGGGCGGTGCGGGCGCGGTCGTCGTCGACGGCAAACATGTCCGTCGCGGCCTGCAGGCGGTAGTGCAGCGCCGCCTCGGCCTGGGTCATCACTGGGGTGCTCATACGGTGCCCTCCTCGGCCTGGACGATTTGCGGGTCGCCGGCAGGCGGTTCTTGCTCGGCGCGGATCTGGTCGGCGCGGCGCGTGGCTGCGGCAATCACGCGATTGCGGTCGGGGCCCTTCGGGACGCGGCGCATGTCCGCACGCAGCAGTTCGAGGCCCTCCAGCGTGCTGGCGAGTTCAATCTGCTCCAGCAGAACGTTGAGGTCGTCGGGATCAACAACGACCTCCACGGGCTCGGGTGCGGGCGGCGGCGGGGCCTGGCGGACTGCTGGATCCATGTCCTGCACCTCCTCGGGCGTGTAGGTGCCGACCGTCACGCCGGGGTAAACGGTGCGGATGCCCTCAGAGATGCAGCGCGAGCGCAGCATCTGGCGTGGGTAGGACTTCCATGTCGGGTTGCGCGTCAGGCCGGCGTCTTGCGCCATCTTGGTCGTCCACGCGATTTCCACGCTGCCGCCAGACGGGTGCGAGAACTTGCCGACGACCTTGGTGTCGGTGTACTCGCCCCATTCCACTTTGCCGCCTGCGGCTTGGAAGCGGGCCAGCATGGCGTCGGCGCGCAGGGCGGGGCGGCCGTTAATAACGTGGTAGTCACGGGCAGCGATGGCCGGGTGCAGACCCTCGGCCTGGGCGATCAGCATCAGGGCCATCGCCTGGTCCGGGGTTTTGACGCCAAACAGGCCCGAGCGGGCCACGCTGACGGCCATGCGTTCGATCTGGTCTACGGGTACGAGTGCGGTCATGTGTGTACTCCTATGGGGCGAGCCGCAGGGCGGCTACGGCCCGCCCCGTGGGTTCAGTCAGTCAGGCCGGCGTTTTCGGCGCTGACGGAAACGACGCCGGCGGTTTCCACCGGGCATCCTGCGGCCATCAGCTCGATGATGTCGTCGTGCGATGCCGGGCGAACCTGCAATTGCGGCATGCAGTGCCCGAGGGCGCCGGCAGGCGTGTAGGCGCGAACCAGGCGGTCTTCTTCTCCAGTCTGTGACACGACGTAGGTCTTCAGCGTGCGCGTGTAGGCGCGCTTCGTTGCGGTGACGGTTTCGCTCATTTCTTGCTTTCCGCGAGACGCCGCAGCGCCTCGACTTGAGTGCCGACCTGCTGCAGGAAAATCGTGATCCGGGCCTCCAGGTCGGCAATGAAGCTCGGGTCACGTTGGATGCGCTGAACGTGCAACTGCAGCGGCTCAGGCATCCGGGGATCGTAGGAAACAAAATCGCACCACTGGCGACCAGTGATCCACATCTGGCCCTGCACCTGTGCGCGGTGCTCGTCGGGCATGCCGCGCAGCAGCGTCTCAATATGCACGGCGCTGTTGTAAGGGCACTTGATCTCGATGAGCCCGTCCCAGTCCACCAAGCCGTCTGGCGAGCAGCCTGCCAGCAGCGTGTCGTGGGCGTTGAAGCCGGTTTCCTCAACGCTGATGCCGGTGACGCGCTCGTAGGCTGCGCGCGCTGCGGGCTCCTGTTCGGTGCCCCACTGCATGGCGGAGGTAACGTAGCGCTGGATGGGTTGCTGCGTCAGGCGCTCGGCCACCAGTTCGGTGCGGTAGTCGCGCTGGGCCTGCGCCGGGTCGCCGGATTTCAGCACAGCAGTGGCGTCCTTGAACCGGGACGCCGTGGCCTTGCCGATGCGGGCGGCGTACCAGTCGGCGTCGCGCTGGGTGGCGGTTTCGAGGATCACGTTGCTTCTCCAGGCGGCGGAAGCCGCTTTTGTTGTCTGTCAGATGATGGCACAGAAAACTCTTTGATGGCATCCTGAAAATCCCTAGTCAACACATTTACGAGGCGGCGCTGAACCGCTTGCTTGTGGCAAAGAATCGGATCTTCAGTCACCACGCGGTCGCCGCGACGCGCCGAGCGCAGAATCTTTCGCATTCCGACCTTGCTGCCAGCAATGCCGATATCAACGCGCTCCTGCGCGCTCAGGGCGCGGTAGCCGACGCCGTGAACCGATCCGAGATCGACATCGTGGCGGTCCAGCAGCGTCTTTCGCCAAGCGGCGATCACGGTTCGGTAGCGGTGGCCACCGATCTCGACGCCCAGCACATCGGCTACGGCTTCGTGCGTCACCTCCCAGCCCACGGGCGGGGCGCCGAACGCATCCAGCAGTTTGCGGACATCAGCACCTGTCGGGAAGCCGTTGAACATGACGCCCTTCATTTCACAGGCTCCTGACGGTGGCCTTGAACATGCCCCAGCTTCCGGGCGTCTTTGAGCCGGGGCGCCAGTCGCCAAGCCCCTTGTACCGACCGGCCAGCGTCAGCACCTCGGTCAGCACGCGGTCGGTGATCTGCTCGTCCCAGACGTTGATCGTGCCGCGCAGCGTCCAGCGGTCGAAGCACGGGCGCACGCGGATGTGCTTGGCCGCGCCGATCTTGGCGCGCTTGACATGCAGCTTGAAGCCAAGCTCGATGGCCTTGGCTCGGTGCGACGCGAAATCCTTGACCTGCATCAGCGGCCTGATCTCTGACATCGGCACGGTCTTGCCGTCAATGGTCAGCGGCCAGAACGGCTCCGCGACCATCATTCCGCTTTGGGTCTGGCTCTTGAACGTCTTGTTGCCCTTGGCGCCAGGAACCGGCACCATGCTGCCGCCTTCCATGATGCAGCGCATCAGGTTGTCTGACGGCATCGCCACGACGTTGTCGTCGTGGTAGGTGCTGCCGATCCAGCGAAAGGCGGGACTGCGGTCGTCGCCGGCCTTGCTGATCTTCTTGTTGGCCGCATCGGCCTTCCATTCGTCCATCATGTCGGACCATTCGATGTTGTCCTGATGCATGAGAAGCGGCGTGTCGCCAATGATCTCGATTTCGTAGCTCTTCATGTCGTTGCTCCAGTTGATGATGCGCAATTGCGCCCTTGCCGCGCCGAGCTATGCCGTGCCCTGCCTTGCCGCGCAAAGCCTAGCCTCGTTGGTGTTGCCACCGGGATGACCAGCACGCCAGTCAACCCGCTGTAAACAGCCCTTGCCGAACCGAGCCGGACCCGGCCACGCCTCGCCATGCCAAGCCTGACCACGTTGGTGCAACAGCACCGGGAGAGGCGGCACGCCGCCCTACCCGCTGCATTCGCAGCCCTTGCCTTGCCTAGCCGCACCCCGCACCGCCCAACCGAGCACAGCCAAGCCACGCAGAGCCTCGCCATACCGGACCTAGCCTTGCCGCTCCTCGTCAATGATGCTGATCTGCTCAGGCTTGCCCTCGCTGGCAGGAAACAGCGCGATCTTCGTCTCTCGGCCGTCGGCGTCCGTCAGGACGATGTGCCGCCAGGTGTAGCCCTCAGCGCTGATGCGACGGTCGGCGCGCGCGCTGACGATCTGGTGGATGTGGATGGTGGTCATCTCAGATCTCCCATTCATACGGATCAGAATCGGGCTCGCTAGACGAGAACATCGCGTCCGCGATCTGCAGGACCCGGTGCTCGTTGTGCGCCAGAAACCGCGACTGCAGCTCGAACCGCGCCGCATCAGCCTGCGCCCGCGTGCCGGCGAACAGGCACGCCAGCAGAACGTCTGCGTGAGCCGCGGCCATGTCCTCCTTGCGCACGTTCACAACGTCGAACGCGGCACCCTCGCGGGCTTGGCTGACGACGCTGAGCCATAGCTGCCAGTCTGCTGGGCAAGCCAGCAGATGGTCGCGGGCTTCTACCTCGTTCGGGTGGTCGCCGTTGTAGCCGGCTGGATACGTGGGCCACGTGGCTTCATCGCCAGGCCCGTAGGTTGTCGTGTACATTGTCTGGACTCCTGTGTCGCGCTCGCATCGGCGCCGACGCATCATGCCACTTTGTGCCGCCCCGTGACTATTGTTGACAGAATTGCGGGGTCATTCTGCGCCGGTTGACTGCCGGCAGTCGGCGGGTTGACACTTGCGGCCCCGACAGGAGGACAGCGTGACCCCCCGACAACGCGACACATTGAACATC